TGATCCAGATGAATATACAAAAATGTACGGAGATTACTGGCTCCAAAGGTATGCAACTGCTTTGATTAAAATTCAATGGGGGGAAAACCTAAAGAAGTTCCAAGGTATGCAAATGCCCGGAGGAATGATCATGGATGGAATGTCTATATATAATGAAGGGTTGAGAGATAAGGAGCAGTTAGAAATGGAAATGAGGTCATCATACTCTCTTCCTGCCACTGACATGATTGGCTGAGACGACCGTTTTATGGCTGATGCATTCGTTTATTGTTGGACAGATATTAAGGAATCTAAGTTATATGTCGGTTGGCATAAAGGCACACCGGATGACGGTTATGTATGTTCGAGTAAAGTACTTAAAGAGCAGTATATCAAACGACCAAATGATTTCACTCGAACCATTATAGCAACAGGAACTGTGTCGGACATGGTGTCGTTGGAATCTGCTATTCTGAAAGCTGATGGTGCTGCTACTAATCATCATTACTATAACATGCATAATAATGATGGTAAGTTCTTCTTCAGCCAACACACCGAAGCTTATAAAGAACGATTGAGAGGAAGAAAACTATCGAAGGAAACAAGAGACTTAATATCGGTAAACCATGCTGACGTTAGTGGATCCAAAAATCCAATGTTTGGAAAAACAGCGCAGCTAGGAAAAAAATGGTTTACGGACGGTGTTTCTGAACTTCTTGCTTTTGAGGATAGTGTACCGGATGGATTTATTTCTGGTAGAATTACCAAGGGAAAGGCAAAACCTCCGAGAACCAAAGAACATTGCAAAGCTATTTCAGAAGCTAAGAAAGGTAAACCTTCTTCACGCTTGGGGGCTAAATACGAAATAAGAACATGTCCTCATTGTGGTACAGAAGGAGGTGGCGGCAATATGACAAGACATCACTTCAATAACTGCCGGAGTAAGAGATGACCCGTAATACTTACTTCAATCAGTACACGACAACGACAGAACAACAGATGCATGAAGATTTGATTATCGAATCTATCCAGATTTATGGGTTCGATATTGATTACATGCCTAGAATCTCTTTAGGTACTGATTCCATTTATACTGAATACACTAGTTCTGCCTTTGTAGATGCTATTCCAGTAGAGATGTATGTAAAAAATGTTTTGGGTTTTGAAGGTGAAGGAGATTTTGTTTCTAGGTTTGGTCTGGAGATTAGAGATCAGGTAACTTTTACAATTGCACAAAAAAGATTTGACCAAGAAATAGCTAACGGTGCGTTTGTAAGCACATACTCATCTGCTAATGTAGCAATATCCAATAACGTCTACACTGATCAGGCCATTTCTATTTCCAGACCTAGAGAAGGTGATTTGCTGTATTTTCCTTTAGCAAACACATTCTTTGAAATAAAATTTGTTGAACATGAACAAATCTTCTATCCTTTAGGAAAACTACAAACTTACGATTTAAGATGTGAAACGTATGAGTATTCTGGAGAAATTTTTGCTACAGGTAACAATACGTTAGACGGATATATGTCAAGCCTGTCACTTGGAGTTGTCTCCGGAAACACCGATTCGGGTGCAAATAATGTTCCGGGTGCAATCAACTTTGAAGTTCAGAAAGAGTTTGATCAGATTGTTGACTTCACGGAAAACGACCCATTTGCTAGTGGAGAATACTGATGCTGAGACATATCTTTTTTCACGATCTTCTCAGAAAGTATGTAGTATCCTTTGGAACTCTTTTTAATGATATTAAATTAAGAAGAACAAACAGGTTTGGGGATGTTATTTCTACTATAGAAGTGCCTTTGACATATGGTCCTAAAGAAAAATTTGTTGCCCGATTGCAGGAAGATCCTGATCTAGACAAACAGACTGGATTTACCTTACCCAGAATTTCATTCGAAATGGTAAGAATGGGTTTTGATCCGGGAAGACAGCTTCCAGCTACAAATAAAATTGTTAGCACTTCACAGCCTGAAAAGGCTAAAACAGTTTTTACTGAAGTTCCATATGATATTCAATTTTCTCTAAACATCTACACAGCAACGAATGAAGATGGTGTTAGAATAGTTGAACAAATTCTTCCATTCTTCATACCTCAATTTACGCCAACTGTCGAACTGTTAGAAGATCCTCAAATCATAAAAGACATTCCTATAATTTTAAACGGAGTGACGACTCAGGATCTTTATGACGGCTCTTTTGACCAAAGGAGAGTTTTGGTGCATACGATGGACTTTCTCATGAAAGCATATATGATTGGTCCAGTCATACAAAAACCTCTTATTCTTTTTGCAAATACAAATTTCCGTGTGGATGGATTTACATCGAATGTTGGAACGGTAGATACGAGTGTAGAAAGTTTCCGTTTCAGACCGGGACAATTTGCAAATGGTCTTCCGACGAGCAATGGCGCTCTTTCTGTTGCAGCAAATACGATATTGCCAAATACAGACTACGGATTTATTACAACATTTTCCTCATCAGTAACAGCAAATGACTCAGTTATATCACTATGAATAAAAAAGATTTAAATGAAGTTCTCAATATTGAGGACAGTGTGCAGAAAATCATTCAACCTCCCGAAGGTGACGATGATGAACAAATTGACAAAGATTACGAATACACAAGAACAAATCTTTACAACATTATTGAAAGAGGCACAGAAGCTTTAGAAGAAGTGTTGGAGGTTGCAAAGCAATCACAGCAACCTAGAGCCTTTGAGGTTGTATCTACACTAGTTAAAACTATTTCCGATGCAAACAAAGACCTTTTAGAACTTAAGAATAAACAGAAGGCTTTAAAGGGTGAAAAGGCCAAGGCTAAGAATGTTACTAATGCTCTTTTTGTTGGAAGCACGGCAGATCTTCAGAAGATGATTAAGGACATGAAGAAATGAGTGATGATAGGAAAGAAGCTTATCTAGGTAATATGAACCTCAAACGTTCGGGTGTTGAGGTTGAATATACACAAGAGGAAATGCAGGAGTATATCAAGTGCGCTCAAGATCCTCTTTATTTCTTTGAAAATTATATCAAGATTGTGAACGTAGATAAGGGTCTTATTCTTTTTGAGCCATACGATTTTCAAAAAGAGATTATTGATCTTTCTGTAAAGGAAAGATTTGTTATCTGTAAGCTTCCACGACAGAGCGGGAAAGCCCTAACTTTAGACACCCCAATTCTAACACCCAATGGTTGGTCAAGTATGGGTGATTTAAAGGTCGGTGATAAAATATATGGAAAGGACGGTAAAGAGGCTAATGTTTCTTTTATCACAGAAACCATGTACAACCATAAAGTCTACGAAGTTGTTTTCGATAATGGTGATATCATCAAAGCTGATGCCGAGCACTTATGGGAGGTTAACAGTACAAACTGGACAGCCGGAAAGAGAGTTCTTACGACAGAAGAAATTATTCAATATGTAAACCATACAAACAAACCCTTTATTGAATTAAATGACTCTATCGAAGGGGAATATAAAAATCTTCCTATGGACCCATACTTATTGGGACTTTGGTTGGGTGATGGTGATACCAAAGGTGCTAGAATTACATCTCATAAAGATGATTTTGAATTTTATAGAAGTCAATTGAATATCGATAAGTGGTTTCATGATAAAAGAAATTTAAATGTAGTTTATTTTAAAACTGAAGGCGGTCAGTCTCTCTTAAAGGAAATGAATCTTTATGGCAATAAACATATACCGGATGAATATCTGACGGCTTCAAAAGAACAAAGAATAGCACTAATTCAAGGTTTGATGGATTCTGACGGTTCGTTAAAGCCTAATACATCTTCATGTGAATTTTATAATAAGAATGAAGGTTTGTGTGATCAGCTTAGAACACTTCTTTCCTCTATGGGCATAAAGTCTCGTAAAAGATACAAATCTATAGATGGGATTTATTACTTTACTGTTTCATTTTCATATGATGGAAGTTTCCCCATTTTTAGACTAGAAAGAAAGAATAGTCTTCTTAAAAAAGGAACTCACAAAAAAAGTAAAAGATATTTTATTCATAATATCAGAGAAATCGAGTCAGAACCCGTCCGTTGTTTGCAAGTTGATAACAAAGATCATCTTTTCTTAGCTGGAACAACTTTGATTCCTACACATAACACTACGACCATTGCTGCTGTTCTTCTTTGGTATGTTCTCTTTACTGAAAGTTTCTCGATTGCAATTCTTGCTAACAAGATGCAGCAGTCTAGAGAAATTCTATCTCGTATCCAGCTTGCATATGAACACTTACCCAAGTGGCTCCAGCAGGGGGTCATAGAGTGGAACAAAGGTAACATTGAACTGGAGAACGGTTCAAAAATTCTTGCCTCTGCTACGTCCTCCTCTGCTGTACGTGGTGGATCTTTTAACCTTATCTACATGGACGAGCTTGCATTCGTATCACCCAACATTCAAGAGGAATTCTTTGCCTCTGTTTACCCAACAATTTCATCCGGTAAAACATCCAAGATTCTTATCACATCCACACCAAACGGTCTGGATATGTTCTACCGAATTTGGTCTGACTCGGAACAAGGCAAAAACTCTTACAAGAGAGTTGAAGTAAATTGGTGGGATGTTCCGGGTAGAGACGAAAAGTTTAAAGAAGAAACAATTGCAAACACGTCTGAAGAACAGTGGCGTGTGGAATTTGAGTGTGTTGCTGGAGAAACAATGATTACAGTTAGAGATAAAAAAACAAATAAAATAAAAAATGTTAGAATTGATGACTTTATGGATATGTTGAGTGTGAGTTCTTAGGATAAATAATTCTAGTCATTAAGTTTATGGAAATGTCAGTAATGTCCTATTTTATTTACCAACTAATAAGCAAATCCGGAAACATAAGATACATCGGTCAAACACAGGATACTAAGACAAGACAAAGAGATCACAAACGTAGTCGGCCACCTCACGAATTCAAAATATTGATGGAAACTGATGATCCAGAGGAAGCAAAAAAAATAGAAATAGAATTAATTTCTAAACATAACACATATAAAAAGGGATGGAATAAATCTCCGGGTGGTGAAGGCTTTGAAGGCTACAATAGAAAGGGTATTGGTGGTGTGAAGAAAGGCAATGTTCCTTGGAATAAGGGCAAGAAAAATGCTTTTAGTGAAAAAACGAAAGAAAATTGGAGCAAAAAAAGAAAAGGAATAATCCACTCTTCAAAGCTGAACGAAGAACAAGTTAGAGAAATAAGAAAATTATATGAAAGCAAACCGTTTATTGATGATGTTGGTAAGAAAAGTAAAAATGGAAAGGTGTTTACATATGATCGTCTTTTTTCAAAAAAATATCATTCCTTTTACAATGTCACTGAACAAAATATTTTAAAGATAATTAATAAAAAGGCATGGAATGATGTTTAGATTAAACAATGATTATGAAGTGTTAACACCATCTGGGTTTAAACCTTTTAATGGTGTACAGTTAGTACAAAGAAAAATATATAAACATATTATATTTGACGACAAGAGTGATATTAAATGTTCGTTAGACCATGCCTTTGGTGAAGAAAAAATAAAGGCATCGTCTTTGTCTGTTGGAGATTCTATTCAAGGAAAGACTATATTGTATGCAGAGGATGTTGAAGAGGACATCCAACTATACGATTTAATTGATGTCGCTGATGGAAACTTATATAAAACTAATGAAATAGTTTCCCATAACTGTGAGTTCTTAGGTTCTCAGTTCACACTGATTGATCCAAAGTTTCTCCGACAAATGTATCCAGAGAAACCCAAAACATTTAATGACAGAACGGCAATCTATGAGGAACCAGAGCCAAATAAACTTTATGTTATGACATGTGACGTAGCTAGAGGTGTAAATCTTGACTACTCAGCCATTTCTGTCATCGACGTAACACAGGTTCCTTACAAGATGGTTGCTAGATTCAAAGCAAACAACGTGACTGTTCAAGAATTCCCAAAGATCATTTATGAATTAGGAATAAAATATAATGAAGCATTTTGTATGGTTGAGATTAACGATGTTGGTCAACAAGTGGCTGACATTCTTGAGAGAGATTTGGAATATGAGAACATGGTCAGCACGTCTTTTAAAGGTAGAGATGGCGTAAAAATCAGTTCCGGTTTTGGTGGTGTTCATATGGTCAATGGTTTGAGAACAACACTAAAAACAAAGAAGATTGGATGCTCAAACCTAAAAACTCTTATTGAAAACAAAAAACTTATTGCTAATGACTTTGAGGTAATTAGTGAGTTGTCAACATTTATTTCTACGGGTCAAACGTTTGCTGCT